TATTATAAGTGCTCATACACACACCTACCTAGAGGTAGGGAACAACAAACCCAGTTATGGCTATAACTGAAGACCTATATATAGGTGGTGTGTGTATCTACCCTTGGTAGGGCTGTCGGCTCTGAGCTAGGCTAACATTTGAAGGGCCCGCATATTGCGGGCTAGAGCCCGTGTATTGCGGGCTCGGGATTGTGACGGAAATGCTTCGATTGCGATTTTCATCTAACTGGCGTTTGAGACGCTCGACTTCCTTGCGGTTGTCTTCGCGCTCTGCCATCAGGCGGTGAGCATCCTCAAGCTTAGAGGTGTCTAGCGAGGTGACTTTTGCCAAAATGTTGGGCACCACAGTGCCTAACGAAGTGTCTGTGCCATTCCAAGGAATGGCTTCCAACAAGTTCATGACTGTTGGAAAGAGTGTGAGTATAAGATCAAGTACATCGGGCTCATCGAGCCTAGTCTTTGCAGTATTGGGTATACCATACTTGCGAACAAATTCCAGCCTCTTACGCTGCTCCACCTCAGGGTCATCATCATGGATAATCCTTTCGGCTTCAGCAGTGAGGTTAGTGACTTGAGCGACAAACGATTTTCCTTGACCAATTAAAGGGTTCGAACCGTCGTTAGCGTCCGATGGATCATTGTCCACGAACATTTCGACGATGCCTGATTCACCTCCCAGATCTTCGACTAACTTGGCTTCCACTGTGCCTGCGGTCATACCGAGTTGAACTCCTGGCGGGTCTGCTCCTGTGTTAAAGGTAAACTTGCTATAAATAGCAGTATGCATCCCCGAGAATTTCTCCTCAGTACTCGTCATTAGAGATTCGAGGTCCATTCCGATGAGCTCTACTTCGTACTCGTAGTACAATCTGCCATAGACTTGCCTGTCGGTGATTAAATCATTCTCGACATTAAACTCCATGATATGGATTCTGCCTTGGAAATAATCCTGGTCAGTAGTAGTAGACTCGATTTTACAGAGATAATCCTTTTTAGGGAATTCAATTCCTTCCTTGAGAGGGACGGTCCAGCTCCAATGCTGGTAGACGTTCCTCTTGAGCCCACCTGGACGATTCTCCAGGGAAGTAAGCTTGGCAATATCTGGCACAAGCGTTGGGTTCATATTGGGATCGGGAATGTACCCAGCAATAAAAGATCCAGTTTGGTTGGTGCCCTTCGAAGAGACGAAGTGCACTTTAAAACTTTTAAATCTAAAGCTGGTATACATAGCGGCCAGTCGCCTGGTCTTCTGAGAATTGAGCGTCAATGGGTTAAGGGGTTCCTCCCAGATGAGGTGACCATCAGATTGATTTCTGATAGTTCCAGCACCTGTTACGGCTCCCATCGACTCACATGCACGGATGGTCATCGAAAGGTCAGAGACCTTCCCCTTGCCGTTGTGATGAACTTTGTGGTTATACGCATGATACGTATGTACTTGCATAGGTTCAACACGGTTGACCATGCCGGGATCGATGTGGGCCTCTTTTCTACGGCTTGGGGCGGGTTGAGTCAGGTGCCTAGGCAGTCGCCTAAGCACCGACTTAGCCAAGCTGTCGAGTGAGACCCGTTGGGGTTTCGCAGTCTGCTGGCTCTTTGGCCTAGCATTGCTGCTCGTCTTGCGTTGAGGAGGTGCGCTCTTCGGCGTCTTTCTCTTGCGTCTTGCGTTACCGCTAGCATTAGCAGAAACCTGCGCCACCTTCTGTTTGCGCTTACCATTTGATTGATTTTTCGTCGTCATACGATGCGTAAATGTTGGGTGCTACATTAAATTTGCCCAACCGAAAGCCGCGAAGCAGCCTGACATAAGACCCTCCCAGGTGGGTTATGCCCCGCGCGTGGTCAGCGCGCTTTAAAATTAGGGAGGGAGTCCACATTCAGACATGCACGCGGTACATACCGTAGTAGAGCTCAGACAATCTCTTGTCTGTAATGATGGAGCGCTTAGCATCCATCCACTCCATGTCACCACGGAGCACTTTGTCGTAAGTCTGCAGCAACCACTCGATTACTGTGTTTACATAATGGCGAATTTGACGATCTGCCCAGCCGTTAATGCGACATGCGCATGCTGTGAGCAGGAGGCGTACAGGAGTGTCCTCTTTGACGAGTTGAAGCGAGGCGATACATCTTTGGAGAGTGGGGGCTGGTAGCCAAATCCCATAATCATCCAAAAGAAAGCGCTGCGACAAAAACGTCCTCTCGAGGAGTGCCTCTCTGCACTTGAGGGTCTCATTAACCTGAATTTCTAGCACGGGCCCAATTTCATTGGCGAAAGCGGCTAGCTTTTCTGGTCCGAGAACTGCGTATAACTCTTCGGTCATACTCGAAATGTTGTCATCCCCGTTAAGGAATAAGGTCCAAGTTCGTTTGTATTGTTTGTATGTTGCGTCAGGCACTGCACGCCAGTAACAGTAACTGGTCATAATGAATAGCGCAAGGGTATTATCGACTATAGTATTAATCTGGCCTGACATATTTCCTATAGTCTTAGTGAAGATTTCGGCCTCGACGTTGACAAAGTAACAGTAAAACATTTCCATATAATAATTCTTGAGGAAATTCCTATTTGCATTAGTGTTACACTCTTCGCTCATACTCTCTAGCCTGAACCAGAGGATAAGAGAGAATATGTCGATTCCGAGCGTAGAATCCCATTGTGAACCATCAGCCTCTAAGATCATAGGATGCTTTAATAGCTGACGCGACATGTAGTCCCACATGCCGTAGAACTTAACTCCTCCACAAAAGGACGAAGTCACTACTGCCGCGTTGTTGAACTTATCATTAAAGTCCCAACACGACATAGTTCCGTGGATCTTGTTCACCTGATTCATCCCGTTTATAGCTCTTATTCTGCCTTCCTTCAATTTATCAATAGGGAGCCTTTCATCTTTAGGGTTTTCAGAGCTAGCATCGGGGTAATAGACTTCCTTACACTTATCATCTGCGCGAATCATGACCCATGCTATCATATTGGGGTCAAGCATAAATGATCGCGCATTAGGGTAAACTATATTGTAAGGCCATCCGTTTGAAGTCTTTGCCTTTTGCAATGCAAGAGATTCCTCTAAAGAGAGGAAGCGAGAGTCTCTTACATAACTGTACCATTCGTTCATAAGGCATTGTTTAATGAACGGGATCGCTTTAGGATCCATAATCTTGTTGACTTTATTATATTTCGAAGAAGCTTTGTAGGTTTGGGCTGCAGTAGGTTGTGTATGTCCATACTCAGTACACGGGATCCCTTCCTTTTCTCTTACAAACTTTTCGTAAATTTCACTCTCCCTAAACTTAGTTTTCAGAGGGAGCCGCCTAGTGGAGCGGCCTATATAATGAAAATAATACGGCTTAAGATATAAGTAAGAGACGGGATTGCGCCTGCCTTCCTTCATGTACTGATGGAAGTCTGGGTGAGTGGCATACTTCAAGTTCTCCAGGGAAGGCTCTGGAGCGATTGAAAATCCAAGTGGCCAGGGGTTTTTGATGCAGAGTTTCGAACTATAAATAGGACTTCCCCAAGGCTGCCGGGTTTTGAGCCTTCTTTGACCTTGCCTCCGTATCGATGCGCATAGAGCGGGGCGCCGTCCGATTTAGCCAAATACAGCGTGCCGCAATCATTGGCCAGGGTGGAGCCAATAGTGGATGAATTCTCAGACATCTCGTGGGGCCCATCTTTCACAAATTCCTGCCTCTCTAAAGTGCCACTCCTCTTAGGTCGCATGAAATACACCGTCTCGCTCTTCTTGGGCTGTCTCCAGACTATATTTTTGGGTGCAAGTGTTCGTTGATTTGTGTAACAAATAAACCAGTCATCTAGTCGAGGGTCTTGATTCTTCGCGTCTACAGGGAATGTACCGGGGCAAGCGAAGACCCCTTGGTTCGTGTAAAACATGAAGTATCCCTTGGCCAAGTCTTCTCCAGCAAAGTAGTGTTTTTGAAAGCATATTGCATTGCCGCATATAAACCCGTGGGCTATAACCGAGCTTTGCTTGATCTCCTCTTCCCAAGTGAGTGCTGCTTGCT